ACACCTGTTTCGCAATCTAATTGCAAGCTGTGGTGAGCTGTCCGTTTAAGGTTGTTTTGACCAGTAGGCAACGCACGCCAGCTCCGCAGCCATTTTTGGATGTTGCTGCCATCGGCGTACACATCTAAGTCAAACGTGTAGATGTTGCCGTTTTCAAAGTCGCCAACAATAATATTGCCGCCAAAGTTACATTGGCAGTTGCTACGGTGGCGTATAAACTCACCATTAACAAAGCCTGCCCGTTCATGCCAGGCTTGCGTAGACACGTCATAAACCCATGTAGCGTTGCCGCTTGGAAATGTCAGCACATAGAAAGCATGGCCTTCTTGCTGGTATGTGTAGGCAATAGCGTCTGAAATGTTGCCGTATTGGGCAATGGCATATTCAATAGCGTGAGTGGAAATACGAACGCCGGAATAGCCATTGGCTCGGTAGACAATACCTTGGCCACGGGCATCAGTGCCCAGCCAAAATAGGCCATTATCCATTTTGGCAATGGTGTACGGAGACACGCAACCAATTTCGTTAAACGCGCCTTGGATGCGTTCCAAGGGAAAGTCAACATTGCCAACGTTATACCAAACTTCAACAGAATCAGTGCCAAACACCCATAGCTCGCGGTGGTCGGAAATAATGCCTACCACACCGTCAGGTGAACCTTCGGCGCTTGCAAAATCTAAAGGGTCAACAGATGCTCCGTTAAGCAATTGCGTCACCCAAAGAATTTGACTGTTGGGTTGGTTAAAAACAAAATAGCCGTCAAGGTACGCTACTGTTACAGCACCAGCAAAATCAGGGTCGGTAATCTTGGCAAATACGTTGGTGCTTTCGTTGTAGATAAAACCGTCAGGATTACAAGCCAAAAAGATTTGCGTTCCATTGTCAGCAATAGACACGGGACCTGTGCCAGTGACAGTTCCTAAAAGCGTAGGTGTGGCATTCAAGCCAGTCAGTTTATAGAAACCGTTGCCAGATACTACAAAAAAGTCACTGCCATTGGTTTGATGCGCCCACAAAGCGCGGATCGGGCCAGTGCCTACCGTTTGCAAAAAGTTAAGACCTGGGGCGCGGTTAAGAAACCCAGGCTCTTTACCACCTTCTGGAATAATTTCGGGAAACAAATTGACCATGCGGTTGTCCGCAGCGTTGATACTGCGAGCAACATAGGCCGATCCTAAAATCGGCGTTTTCATTATGCGGCCACGCTTTTAATTACTGCAAAGTTAAATACTGGCTGTTCTGTTGTTGTGCCACCAGTGGTGCGGAATGTAATGTTAAAACCGCCCGCCGTTACCGCAGTAACCATCAAATCGTACAAGTCAGTGCCTGACTTTTGGTTCAGAATAATGACATCGGTTGATATTACGGTGCTGTTTGTCACTGTAAAGGTTGCAGCAGTAGCCGAACCCGCTGCACTGAATAGCGTTATTGCACCAGCAGTCTTGTTAATTGTCACGCCTGTGGTGCGGCTTGTTAACTGAGTAACAGTACCACCTGCACCTAAAGCATAGCCCACGCCAGCCGTGCCAGTTGATGCAATTACGCCTGAAGCTGTCAAACTTGTACCTGTGGCTGCACCAATATTAGGAGATGTAAGTACCATTCCTGTGCTTGTACAAGCGCTGATGTTGCCGCTTGCAACAGTACCAAGCGCAGGCGTGACTAACGTGGGGCTGGTAAACAACAGTGCGTTAGTAACTTGTTTTGTTGTTCCCCCTTGAACGATGGGCAAAACATCGGTTGTAGCGGCAGCGGTGGCTACGGGAAGAGCTGAGATTGCGATGGTGGCCATATTAGTAGTTTCCTGCAAAAATGTTAAAGCGTTGACGGGACGATACGATAGCGTAAGGCATAGACATAATATCGTCAGGATTGTTGATGCGCTTCAAGTTGCGCTTGGAAGTCATTGCAATGCGCTGCACTTGAGGGCTTGGCTCTACACCAAACTCAGGTGCAATTTCCATAGCCAAATTGTAGACAAACGCTCGCAAATAGCCTGGTGGAAACAAAATATTTGTTGCCAAATTGGCGGGCTGAGTCAATTCTTGGACTGAAATAAAATGCCATTCCAAGTCCCGTGTGGGTCTGGGATAGATATACATTTCAACATCAGGGTAGGTCATGTTGACAAAAATGACTTGTGGGTATGTTGATGTCACCGTCTTAACAGCAATGCCATTGTACTGCTGTTGGTTAATAAATTTGATGCCGTAAGACACGTTGGTGCCTGGGTCACGGTAGTAGGTGGCGTCATCCAACAGCACAGGACGCAGCCCTACAAAGTTGCCAGATGGGCCTAATGTGCGTTTAATTTCGCCCGCAGGCCAAGTAAATATTTGATCTTGGGTACTGAAAACAGACAAACGCTCAGTATTCCATGAGTCAATCATCTGGTTTAGCGCCATCAATGAGTCTTGAGACACGGACGCGGAAGTTGTCTCGCCTTCAGCCAATACGCCGAGCAATCGCAATGCTCTGTTGATTTGATCGCCCGCAGTGTATATGGCCATGTTTACGCTCCTTGTTCTGCCGCCTCTAAACTGGGTCGGCCACGACGACGTTTAACTTCCAATTCGTTTGCGACAGGAGCCGCCTCAACAGGCGTGTCCAAAGTATACCTTGTCCAGCCATTTTTTTCATCAAATTCAGCTTCCATTTCTATGTAAGCTATTTTTCGACCGTGGATTTCATGTTCAAGATAAATCATATGAAGAAGGGGGTGATTAGCCCCCTAGTTGGTTTTATAGTACGTGAATCACAGCAAAGTTGATTACTACGGCCTCAGACAACGCGCCGCCTGAAAGGTTGCGCAATGTGATTGTGCAGCTTCCAGTAGCCTTGCCGGAAATCCAGCAGTTGTATGCGCCAGCAGTAGCGCCAGAAGACACGCTCAAAATCACAACGTCTTTTGCGCTGATTGTGCTATTAGTCAAAGTAAACGTGACGTTTGTGACGTTAGCCAACTCAGCGTTGTTCATTGTGATCTGACCAGCGGACTTGTTTAAGGTTACGCCAGTCGATTTGCTTGTCAATTGAGTCACTGTGCCGCTTGCTTCTGCGGTGTAACCCAACTCGCCACCAGACATTACAAAATTAGACCCGATAATGTCTTGGTCTTCAAAAGCAACGCCAATTGGTTTGGTATTAGAGGTCATGATGTTTCCTTTAAAAATAGGGGCCGAAGCCCCCATTTGGTTAGGATGCTACCAATGGAACAGAATACCACTGGGTGGTGGAAGATGCCACCAACAACGAACTGGTAAGGTTTGTAATGCTATACGCACCGTTGGCCGCAACTGCATTGATTGCCCCGCCAGTGGCGGGATAAATATTCAACGCGCCGGCAGCGGTGTTTTTAACAATAATTACCATACCAGCTACCGCTGTAGGCAAAATCACGCCTTTGGTGCCATCTGCCGCCGAAACGACATTGATACCCTCAGCTAGTGCAGCAGCATTGCCTTGAGTACTGCCAGCCGCCGCAACAGCAGCAACAGGAAGGCGAATGGCGCCGGTTGAAGTGCCGGTTGAATTGCCGGTCATGGTCGTAGCAGTTATGGTCGTAGCGGTTACCGCTTGCAACGCTGACGCGCCGGTGACGGTTACGCTATCAAATTCAGGGTCGCTATACGCGACGCCTACAGCTTTAGTATTTGGCATGATTTTTCCCTTTAGGAAGATGGGGCCGAAGCCCCATCAGATTTAGGCAATGCGATAGATTGAATACGCTGCGTCACCTGTTTTGCGGAAACGGAACGTGCCAGATGTGTTGCTGGTTTTGGTCAGCGCATCTTGGATCGTGTCGTTACCAACAAGGGTGTTGCCCGTGCCAGCAGTGAAGGTCACGTCATTTGCTGCGTTGTCACCAATGTTGATGAAAGAACAATCAAATGTCGAGCCAACTTTAAGGCTAGAGAATGCAGCGTCAAGCAATGCACCTGTTGGAAACACATAGGTGCCTGCGTCTGTGCCGCCGGAGTCCATAGTGCAAACACCAGCAGCCAAGTTCTCTGCGGTGATAGTGACAGACGCGCCAGTCAATGCGACGGGTGCGCTAGTGTTGTAAAAACTGATTTCGCCAAGATTGCCGTCACCAACTTGGTAACCGCTTGCGCCGTTAGGTAATGTAGCCATGATTTATTCCTTTGAAAAGATTTAGAAAACGGGGCCGAAGCCCCATTTGGTTAGCCCCACAGGCGGCAGGCCATTTGTGGACGGATTGTGCTGAAGCCATACAGTACGTCAATACGGCAAGGCATACGGTCGTTGTTGATGTCGTACTGACGAACAACGCGCAAGCTGATGCCGTTATGGACAGCGCGAGCAGCCATATCAACGCCTTGGGGCAACAACAAGTCGGCGGTCGCAAAAGTGATCGCGTCTTTGTGGTAGATCAAGTTCTGAGCGTACTGAGTAGAAGCAGCGCCCACAAAGGTCACAGTTCCACCAGTTGCAGGCAGCGCGTCCATAGTGGCCAAAGCATGGTTAGCTGAGTACATAGGAGCAACGGTCACAGTCCAAGTACCAGCCACAGCAGTAGCGTCAGCCAAAGCAACAAACTGGAACAACGAACCAGTGGATTCACGGGTTTGTGGGTTCACAGCGTTACAAGCACTGATTGTGAACACGTCACCGGCTTTGATGGTGGTAGTCACAGAACCTTGTTCCAACAAGATGGTAGTAGCGCCTTCAGCGGTAACGCCGGGGGTCTTAACCAGTGTGGATGCGGTTGCGCTACGTGAGCCAGTGGTGTGCTGCTTGATTGACTGAGACATATTGATCTCATCAAAGCCCAACACGCCAGTGCCCATCATGCCGTTCTTAAACTGCTTGCTGATGGTGTCGGTGGGGTTAAACAAGCCTTTCATGCCTTCAACCAAACCAGCGTTAGCGGCAGGGTTGACGGTAGCGTAACGTGGTGACATCACGGCAGCGTTTTCGTTCAGCTTCTGCTGGGCTTGCAACAAGACCAAAGAAGTAGAAGGAGTGGTGCCAGGGGTGCCAACGGTGTTACCGATGGTTTTGTACGCGTTGGCAACGTCAGCATCAATGCTGGAAGCCAACTGGCTGATACGAGGCTTCAGAACACGTTCTGCAAAGTCGTCCAACTGCATGGTCAATTCAGCAGATGTGAAGTTCACGCCGATGTGCTTTTGTGAAGCAACGGTCAAAGTGGTGAACTGTTCGTTGTCGTCTTGAACTTGCAAGGCAGCACCGTCAGTTACCAAAGCGCGGTCGGGTAAACGGATACGCAGTGTAGAACCAATCTTGGCACCTTCAACAGCGAAGCTGTCGTCGTACTGACGGTTCACGTTACGGGTGAGCACCAGGTTGTTCTCGAGAATCTCAAGAGCTTTGCGGGTGATCATGTCGATCGTTAAGATACTATTAGACATGGAAAAAATCCTTTAAAAATTGTTTAGCGGTTTTGTGCTTCCCACTTCTTACGCTGTCTTGCTCGTTCAGCTTCAATCCACTGCGAATCGGTCATGGTCTTAATAGACCGTGGGTCCGTAGTGTCATAAGCTGGGCCTCCAGAGGAGCGAGCTGTAACCGGCGAAATCGGTGCTGGCGCTGACGTAGTTCTT